CGGCAGTTATCTCAGATGTTGAAAATGCAGTTTGGCCATCTCCAAGATAAGTTCTTTCAATAACATTCTTAATAATATTACCAGTGTATACAGGTCCAAAGAAGTATGTTTTCATTGTAAAGTCTAAAGTGTATTCTATAATTCTTCTATCTTCGAATGAACCTTCATAATCATCTTGGAAAGATACACTATTTAAAATGACAGGCACATCTCTATTATCAGGCATTGAATCTACCATTTTCATTGTGACTGTATATTCTGGTTGAAAGTATGGAAGAATCTGTTCTACTATCTGTAATGCATCATTCATATTCTTTGTTAGAATAGATAATGTAAAGTTTAAATTGTATGGTGCTGGGTTGTATTGAAAACCTCTCTTACCATCTGCCTCATAAGTAGACTTTGCGGCTCTTATAAGTTTATTCTGTTGTCTTTCTCTATCATATTCAAAACCTGTAAGTTCAAATGCCATACGAGGTAATGATATTGCACTTCTATTTTTATCTGATAAATTAGGTTCTTCTGCGATTCTATCTAAAAACTTTTGTTTAGGTCCATATGATAACGGAACAATAGGAGAAGTCAAAACAGTTCCATCTGCTTTGACCTTCTTATATTGTATATTATTAAACAAGGTACCAAATACTGATACGCACCGTTTAATAGTTTCATTATAGAAATATGTTCCGAACATTATGCATTGTCCTCTACATATTGTTTTATATCTCCAACAGTAAATATGTTTTCTGCATCTTCATCAGGTACAGATATACCATATTCTTCTTCTACTGCCATTACCAATTCTACAACATGAAGAGAGTCAGCTCCCAAGTCTTCGACTAGTTTACATTCATCTCTTACTGCATCTTGGTCTATATTAAGAGTATTTGCTATTATTTTTTCTATCATTATGGTTCTCCAAACGGATTAACTTCACTTAAATCTAGATACGATGTATCTTTCTGTTCAAAATCTAAGTTCTGAGCAGCCGCATCATTAGAGAATGTCATTCTATCATCTATTGATGTTATTGTAAATTGTGCGCCTGAAACAGCACCAACTAATACATCGTTCACTTCTAGGGTTGTTGTTATGTCTTTAGCGAGTAGTTTACTAGTAGGTTGATGCCACGATACTGCTTCTGCAACAACTGTGCTACCTATCTTTATATCCTCATTAGCAACATAATCTTTATTATTTCCACTACCCATTGTCATACTTAATGAGTATGCTTGTTCGTCTTCTATCAAGTCTATATCTGCAATACCTGTATCGAAATCTTCTTGACCGTATTCGTAGAGTTCACATCTAAGTTTAAATACAAATAGTTTGCCAACTTGATAGAATGGGTCTTCGTGTTCTACAAATTTGATTTCAAACATTGAACCACTTAAAGGGAAATAAACTAAATCTCCTTCATTGGGTCTGAATGATGATGCAAGGTTTGAGTCTAGGGAAATGAATCTTTCCCAACTTCTTAGTGATATGACAAATGTTGCTTGGTCTCTAACTTGAACACCAAACTTAGACATAAGGTCTCCTTCTCCTTCGAAACCTTCTGCATTTTCTATATACATTTCAACCGAATACGCATCACCAAACTTAGACTGAACATCTTCGTTCAGTATAGTATCTTCTTCTATTATCTGCCTTGGCAAATAATAAGTTTCGTGACCATAAATCCTTAAAGACTCAACTACTAAATCTTCGTATAGTTGTTGTTCCGTTGAGACTGCATGGTTGAAAAAAACATTAGTAGGCATATCTCATTATCCAATCATATCCATAGGTAACATGTCATGATTTAATCTTGACTCTTCTTCAAGTCGTTGTATTTCTTCTTGTGCTTCTTGTTTCATCTGAGTTCCATCAAGAGTCACTCCTCCAGGCAATGCAATACCTTGGAACTTAGATAAGTTTTCTCCCCATTGGTATTTGCATAATGCGGTTGCATATTTTTTTAACCACATATCATTATAGATATCAGTAAAATCTGTAGGGTCTAGTTTTCTATAACATTCTATGATTAAGTGTTCGTCTTCGTATATACTATCTACATCCATATCTAAATACAATCTATTCATATGTTGATTAAATCTTAGTGGTGTTCTACCAACTAATACATGTTGCATTAAAGATAATTGTTGTTGAACTTGTTCGTAGTATAGAATGTTGGTTGATGTTAAACTATATAAATCGTTTAATCTTATTTGGTATCTCATATCAAACATGTTAAGATTACTCTTATCATTGAATGGGAATATGTTCTGCACTGCGAGAACGAAATCTGGTAATACGATATAGTTCTTTTGTTGTTTAACAACTTCATTAGCATAGTCATGATTTCCAGCGGCATTCTCTGTGAATGACTCGTCTGTTTTCATAGTGGTAGTTTTATTAGCAGTTATCTTATGTTTTAGATAAGTCTTTATACTACCATCGTAATGATAATTATGAAAATACTGTAGCGCCTCATCTATTCTATCATCGAATTGGTCGTCATCGATGTTTATTTCTAGAACAGGTGCACCCAGCCGTCTCTTGATGTATTCTTTTAAAGTTGCTTTACTGTTCGGTGATGCCATAATAGTAGTTCCTGTTTATACTACTATTTATAGTAATTTTAATCTTGGAAATAAGTTTTTGTCTGGAGTCTGTCTATCTTCTCATCTATTCGTTCTATAGAATCGATAATTCTTTGAAAAGTTTGTTCCATCTGTTCTCTGGTAACATAGTCTCTTGCGACTTCTTCTCTTGTTTTATTAATTAATATATCTATTCTTTTTTGTTCAGCGAAAATGCTTCTAATTAACCATCCACCAGGTATTACTATAACAGTAAGAACCAGGTTCCATAGCATATGCGGATCCATTGATATTGTAGCGATTTCCATACATATATTTAGTAAATGTAGTTGCCGTCTTCATCTATATGCCATATGTTATCTAGATTTTTTATATCATCTCTATGAAAGCTATCTTCGTTTTTTCCTAGTGTATAATTTCTCATTCTGACTTGCATATTAAAGGATATACTGTATCTTTCTTTATCAGTTAAGTTTGGTGCGACCATATGCATAGCAGCACTAGGAAACATTAACAAGTCTCCTGTTCTAGGTGTTATTCTGACATTATCATGCAGTCTTGGAGCGGCGGGCATATCAGATACAACCTTAGGGTCTTTATCAACAAACACTATGTCTCCTTCATCTCCATCGGCCCTTATATACATAGCACCAGAATAGAAACAACCGTTGTGTAAATGTGGAGAATTCCATGCACCGAAACCATTAATGTTTCCCCATGAGTTATGAAATTCTATATCAAAAGAATCTTTCTTAACACCCATGTATGGCATAATTTCATCTCTCATCACCCTCTTTATTTGTCTTACTGCACCAATGAATATAGGATTAGTTTCTAAACCATCATTTGATTGCCAACTAGTATTTTCTTGATTAGATAAAAATCTTCCTTCATCTCTTTTTCTTATTGCGTCCATCTCATCTCTCAACAGACCAAAATACTCTTCGGTCATAGTTGAACACCTATCTTTCTCTTCATGTAAAAAAGATTTATGAAATAGATAAGTTGGAAACATTAGTCTAACTGCCATTACTTCTCCTCATCTGTTATGTGTGCAGGACATTCTGGTGGCGGTTTATCTTCTTTAAAGTATTGTCCTTTCTCTTTCCAATAACCTTCTAATCTATATGGACCCAATTTCTTCGAATCACTATTTTTATATTCATCGTACATTTTTCTTCCTTGTTCGTCCATTCCAGGCATGTCTGCATGTCTTGTATATTCACTTCTGTTTTCATGCCACACCTTAGCGTCTTTTAATTGATATGTTGCAGTCCATTTTTCCCTCTTGAAAGGAATCACTTGAACGAGAGGCGTGCCTTTCGGTATAGTAAATGAATGTTCTACTTTAGGATAGAATATGATTTGCGAATTATCCAAATTTGTGTTAAACTTATCTGTATCTATAACACCTTGCCAAACTGCAAAATAATCATTTTGAAATAGAAAAGGGTCTAAGTAGAAACAAGAATAATCTGTTGGTGTAATAATGTTCCATGCATTTCTCATTTTAAACGCATCTTTAACATGACCTTTACCATTCTTTATATAATCAAATGCATTATCAAACTGTTCAGATGGATGTGTCGGAGAACCATAGCCTGAATCTGTTGGGTCTTTTGTTGTAAAATTCTCATTCGACAAACCATCTCTATCTTGTCCAACTAAAACTTCCATATCTCTATTTGCGAGAATATACCAACCAGACTTTAACCAATCGTCCATAGCTGGACATGCACGAATAGTTTGAGTTCTTCTACCTCTTACTGCTTGGAAGATTTTCATTTTCTTCCACCAGTCTGGCATAATAGATTTAGCCAGAATAGGTTTAAAATCCCTTATCGTGTTGTCATTAAATGTAGTGAAGTCTATCGTTGGCATTATAAAACTCTTCTTTTTCTACTAGTTCTATTTCATCTCCTCTTAGAACTACTGAGCGTCTATCCATGTATCTCGCTCTTTCTGTTGGTGCATCTGCACCGTGTGGTATTCTTCCGTCAAACATTAATAATCTATTCGGAACAAACTCAATGTTTCCGATTTCATGATTCTTAATGTGTTCGTTTCTACCATCTAAACCTTGTTGTGGTTCATCATATATTCTTAAATTACCACCCCATTTCTTTTCCCAAAATGTATTATAATAATATAAGAATGAGAGATTCCAATCATCATCTTCAGCACAATCACTATGAGTTGTTCCATGCTGACCATATGTTTGAGAATTTAGTCCCATATATTGAAATCTTTTCCATTTGAATCCAAAATCAGTACATATTCTTCTATTCAACCATCGAGCAGGAATAGATTGTAATGCATCAACACAAACTGAATCTCTTTCAACTACACCATTCTCTACTCGAAAAAATGATGCACCCCAAAATGAATGATGTGGTAATCCTGTTCTACTGTGACCTTGTACTGAATTTGTTTTAGACCATATTGCATTATTGGTAAACTTATTATTAATCCAATAGTGTAGACTCGTTTCTAGATAGTTGTCTATTACATAAATTTTATTTCTTATGGGAAAGTCAACCAATCGAAACGGCTTATCTAGATAGATAATCTCAAGGTCTTCAAACATGTTTTTAACCTATTAGAGCTTTCTGTGGTGAAGGAATCTGGTTTGAGTAATCTTCGAACTCTCTTAGAGTGTCTTCTCTAGTGTTTCTAATTTCTTCAACCACATTCAAGTAAACATTCCATACTGCATCATAATATTCTAATACTCTTCTAGCATCTGACCTTAAGGGGTGGTTTGAACCTTCTCTGCCGGCGGCAACTACATCCATGATGTTTTGAAATCCATAAGAATCGGATTGATCCATGATATAACCTTCACACATGTTTTGCAGTTGTCCACTAAATTGATTTTGTAGACTTACTCCTTCTGGTGGAGCTGAATTAGATATGTATGTTTCAATCGCATCAATTTCAGAATCAACTAAGTTAATCTTCTCTTGGTCATCAAACTGTTTAGTTTCGTCCCATTTTAAAATTTTAACTTCAATATCATCATAAACCAATACATCAAATTCAAAACCTAATTCTGGTTTATCTGTGTTCTCGAACCTGTATTCGAGTCCGTTTGGTTTTCTAACAGTAAGATTTCCATTTTCACAATAAATTAAAGCATTCATAATTTCTCCATTATTAACTGAATTTGTTCAATATATTTCTATAAGTATTTAGTTCTTCTATTTGGGTCGTATCCATACCCTCAATCCATGGTCCGCCTCGTGTATAATGTATTGCACTAGGTCTCCAATTAGTTTCTCTTGTATCATGTCCTTCTGTAAACACATAATGTTCTGGTATCTGAGATATCTTATCAGTCCATTCAAATTGATGTAAGTATTTACCACTTGCAGTATTAATTACTTCTGGTGTAAGTTTTTTGCAGTCTTCGTGTGCGTTATTAAATATCATTAGCGAAGACCATAGTTTCTTTGGATACGAAACATTCTTTTCACCATCGAACTTAGTATCTGGATATTTGTCAAAGTCATATTGTATACATGCGACTGCATCATCTGGGTCCAGAAAGTAGAACATTGGCCATAAACTCTTAGTGAATAATATATCATCGTCTAAGAATATACTAAATCCTTCGTAATTTTCTAAGTATGGAATTAAGAATCTACTGTAAGTAAATTCTGTAGATTGATTTGCATAGTCTCTAGTGTATTCAGGAATCTTAGATATATCAAGAAAGTTAATTTCTGGTTTCCATTTATTCATCCAATTGTGAACCTCTCCACCACCAGCGCCAAATTTCGTTGAATATTCAATACACTTCTTATTTAATTCTGCGAGATTTTTATGTCTAGAATCGTAACCAATGTATACATTTGAGTGTTTACCTTTAGCTAACTTATTGATTTTCTTATTAAAATCATAAACTTCTGTTCTAAAAGTCATCTGTAATAAGTCGGTTAGTATCTCTATATAACCATGAGTAAATGCAAATGATATATTCTTATGATACTTATCTGGTCTTGCAAGTATCTTTTCTTTAGCCCAATCTATAATTTCTTCTATTTCTATTTCCGGAACAGGTATGATATCGTATTCGTCCCATATCCACATTTCCATATCCCAATCATCTAGACATTCAAATACAGGAGAACGAACAGAACCTGGGTGAATGTTTAAACTAAACATATCTCCTTGTTTTTTAACTATACCTTGAATTGGATTCCATAAACCCTCTTTTCTTATACTGTTTACTAACCAATGTGCTTTAGCGGCATGATAATATACAGAACATATGTTCTCTTCAAAGTCTGGATTATGTGATTCATCAATATGCGTTCCTATCTTTTCATATTCATCATTTGAATTTTTGAACTCCATACCCGAGTGACCAGGTTTTGGATTCTCTGGTTTATATGTATAACCATGTGGTAAGAAATACTGATATCCAAAAGCTTGAGACTGCAATGCGTTCCAACCAGAAAACTTACCGTCTCTAATTAACTTAACTACATCTCCCCATGTGACTCTTTTAAGTTTTAGATTATATTCTTTGATTATATATTTTAAAGATTTGTATGCCTCTTTGTCTTCGTAAGGTTCATCTATGTTGAACCCGCCCATGTGCATATGGAAAGACCTGTCTTTCCAATCTTCTTTTTCTAGAATGGCTATAGTGTCACTTAAAGTTTTAGAACTGATACTCATAATATAGAATCCGGTTTATACGGATATTTATGTCTACGAAGTAATAGGTGATCCAGGCCAAGTACCAGTGCCATCCCAACGGATAACTGGTGTTCGCCCTTGTCTTGCATATGTAGACGGCGACCTATGGTCGTAAGTTGAAGGTTGTTGTCCTTGTCTTGCATATGTAGTAGGACTTCTGTGGTCGTAAGTTGAAGGTTGTTGTCCTTGTCTTGCATATGTAGACGGCGACCTGTGGTCATATGTGAATGGCGACTGTTTACTTGTCGGATGTTGATATGTCGAAGGACTTCTATGGTCGTATGTCAATGGAGACCTATGGTCATAAGAAGATGGCGACCTGTGGTCATATGTAAACGGTGACCTGTGATTATATGTAGTAGGCGACCTATGGTCATAAGAAGATGGCGACCTATGGTCGTATGTAAATGGACTTTGTTTATTTCTAATATTGGGTTCTTGAGCATTACTAGGTTGCTGAATATCTCTAATATTAGGTTGTTGAGCAGACCTAATATTTGGTTCTTGTGCATTACTAGGTGATTGATTATTTCTTAT